AACTGTGGATACATTAATTGATATGCCATCTCCTGATGAAACCTTATAATCCCCTGCAGGTAACGAAGCTACGATATCAGTGTCATGCGTCCATTCTACATAAGATGCAGTAAAACTGCCACTACCTACACTCTCTTTTACCGGATACTCTTCTTTGTGAACGACGCGACTTGGGAAATACTTTACATCAAGTGGTCTTGCCGTATCGGATATTTCCCTACCGTTTGCCTGCTTGACATCAAAAAAAAGATTCTTACGGTAAGTAGAAGGAATGTTTCGCGTTGAACCAAAGGCATAAACACGAGTAGCGAAAACCGTCTGACTATCGCTACGTTGCATGGAGCTTACGTTTACATCCTCAGTATCTGTCAAATCTCCGGCCTTGAAATCTACGGGAGAGCTGTATTCGCAACGTCCGAAATGAATTGTCTTATCAGTTATCCACCATTCACATTCCCATGTCTCCGCCATTTGGGTAAGGGCATCAATCAGGTTTACGCTATCATACGAAACGAGCTTGGAAGTGTTTTCAACCGTAGTGTCAATCTCATATTTAAAATCCTCTTCTCTATATTTGTATCCGAGTGATTTCAGGTTATCAAGGAAGACTTTAAGATGAACGTCAAGAGTGGCTGTCAGGTTCCAGCTCGCCTCGCGACCGGTACTCTCCGGAGTATAGAAAAACTTCTTGTTTTTCCACTTCCAGTAGTAGGCGTCCAGCCGGAGTTCGTAATCATAACCACCGCTCGTAGAATTATAGGTGGGCTTGTACAAGTCTACAAGCTCAAACATGCCAATATTTTCGTCATCAATGTAATCCCCGAGCTGAAAGTAGACAGGTTCAGCTAATGAGAACTTGAGAGTAATGTAATCAGAACTCATTAGCTGGAACTTTCTTTTACTACCTTCGTTGATAGGAGTAGAAAAACGAATGTTGCCGGATATGTCTTTGATGTCTATCATATCCCCAAAGTTCGGAGATAGAAGAAAAAAGCCCAAAACTTTTGGGCTTCAAGAAATAACACTTTGTATAAAGTTACATAATAGCAATTTTATATCCTATTTGAAGGATTCGGTTCGTTCAGCTTAACTGAAATCTTAGAAAACGTTCTTGCAGTATTGAAACCGAAAGATGCTGACCGGAGATAGTATAGATGATAAACCTCTTCACCTAATGCCGGAACTTTGACTGTAAATTCCCCCTTTGTTATCTCATTCTGAAACGCCTTGTACTTGGCAGTATAATCGGATGGGGAACTTCCTTTAAATGTAAGAGTCAAATCCCGTTCGTCCACCTTTCTGTTCTCGATTATAATTCTTTTCCCGTCCTGTAGACGCGATTTGTTCTCAATCACATCTTTCATCGGGAGTGGAGCGTAAATAGCTTCTATGAATCCATCTCCCATATTGACTCCCCACATCGTGTAGGCATCTTTGTTATTGATTAGTAGGTCTCCTGTCATAATTTACTTTTTTGATAATCCATTAGTATTTCGCTTGACCTCTGCAATATCAGCCGCCATCTGCTGTATAGGTTTCACCATGACGTTAGTATTGTCTCGAATGTCTGTTATAGCCTCATAGGAAAGCCGTATCAGGTCCCTTGTCTCTCCTGCAATATCCTTTATTCCAGACGTGTTTGCACCTATGGACAACATACCTGCTTTCAAATCAAGAATAGACATTGTTTGAAGTTGATTCTGATTCTTGATTTCCTCTCCGGCGATTTGAAGGGCAGTGAAGCGTCCGTTCAATTCGTCAGCAGAATCCTGAGACATTGTAGCAAAGCCTTTCTTGGAAGATTCCTGAGAAGAAGCAGAAGATGTCCACCCAAAAACTTCTGCCATAGCATCACGTTCTGCGATCATCTCTTCAGCCAATTCTCGCTGTGCTCTTCTCAACTCATCCGCTTCTGAAGATGTTAAATCAAAAATTCCATCTCCATTGCTGTCAGATTTATTTGCCCAGTCATTATACAAGTCTTCTATCTTGCTTCTATACTTATTGGCTACAAGATTAGAAAGTATTGCATTTTTAAGATAATTCTCAAAATCATCTGCAAAATCCTTACTATCCTTATCCATATCAGACAGAGTAGAAACGAAATTGTCGTAAAAAGAATCAAAAGAAACACCTGTCATAGTTTCTTTCAGCTGCTCTTTCATATTTTCAATTTCCTCATTACAGTCGATTATATCCTGCAAATATCCCTTAACATCATCATCCAATTTAGCCCAAAAAGTAGGAGCATCCTCTTGCAATTTAGATAACTGTTCTCCGGTTAAACTGAATAAGCCTGTCAACCTTCCTCCAATAGCATCTGGATCCATGCCTATGGATCTTGCAAATTCATCCCATTGGTCCCACTCATTCTGAGTCATACTCTTACGAATACGTACCCCAATAGAATGAGAACCAGCAGAAGCACCACTATTTAATCTTTCTATTCCTAAATCTATTTTAGCTTGTGATTTCTTATTGAGAATATCTATTGCTTCCTGCCCTGCTTTACGCGCTTCATCACCATAGCTAATATCGACATATTCCTTCTTCTTACTAATAAGGATATCCCATACATCAATCAAAGAAGCATATTCTTCTTTCATCTTGTTATAAGCAGAATAATCAGCACCAAGAACACCTACAAGCCCGGTAGCCATTCCGATTGCTCCACCAATAATAGCTCCCCATGGACCGCCGACTGATGCCCCCGTTGCAGCATAAGAAGCAGTATTACCTAATACAGATGTTACTTTCCCAGCCGTACTGTCTGATTCCACCCCTAATTCTTCAAGAATGCCGGTTAATTCTTTTGCAGCCGATGCTATTCCTTGAAATCCTTTAGAGATACTTTCGGAATCTTTGGTTTTAAAACCTTCAGTTATTTGCCTGAACGGATTATTCTCGTCAAGCATCTTCTTAAATTTCTTAATCGAAGTTTCAAGGTTAGCTGTAAATTTACTCAGAGCTGCCGGATTAGACATGGCATCATTTATGGCTTTCACCGTTTTCTCATTATCTTTGAATATATCCGGTATCTGAGCACCCTCTACGCCATTCATGTAGTTAATAAGCTCTTGAATGTCCTCTATTATACTTCTGATAGATGAAGAAGATCGATTAGAGAAGTCTGCGAAAAATTTGCTCCACAGTTCTGAACTATCCAATAGCTCTTTATCCAAGTCATCAAGTTCTTTTTTCCTTTGAGCCGTAAGAGTGGCTTTTTCAACACTCCCTTCTTCTGCTTTAGCTATTTGCTTATCATATTTCTCCATGATAGCCATACGCTTCTCTTGATACTTCCCGTATTCGATATAATATTCATTCCAAGCATCTTTTTGTAGGCTTTGGTATTCTTTCAAGTTTTTTTCAAAAGCTGCAATCTGAATCTTATACATCTCGTTAAAACCTTGATTTTCACTATCCGATAAAGATATACCGGTTGCATCAAAGGTTTTTCCTTTGTTTTCTGGATTTGCTTCCCATATAGAACGAGCATCATCTATTTTCTTACGCAAAAGATCTTCTTTTTGCCGGTCGATGGCCTGCATTTCCTTTTCAAAATTAAACTCTATTTCAGCAATAGTCTTCTTCGATCCCTCATCCATTGCCTTTATACGCGCTTCATCTATTTTCATCTGCATATCCTCTGCGGAACGCTTCTGTTCTAAGGCCTGTTTGTCCATCAACTCAGCTATTTTATTTTGCTGATCGGTGAGAGAATCAATATCTTCAGTTCCTAAAGGACTACCATTATTAGCTACAAAGGCACTTACATCTATAGATTTTACAAGAGCATCATTAGCGGCTTTTAAAGCATTGACGGCTTCTGTGTTTTCTTTCAAAGCCTTTTTCCTCCTGTTGTATTCCATAGCTTCTTCTGTTAGCACTTCTCCTGTTTGTGTATATCCAGTTATGGAACTGCCAACAACTGCTGTAACACTAGCCGTCCCCTCCTTAGTTTTTTCCCTGTTGCGGTTAGTCCAGTTAGTATCTGCATTTATTGCTTTTTGTAATTGATAAATCTTATTGTAATTATCTTCAATAATCTTCATTGCTGATCTCGCCTGTGCTGCTTTTAATATATTATCAGTCAGAGACTTATAAGCAGTGGCAGCATTTCCCGCAAGAATAGCCTCATTCGATAAATTTCCAAAATATTGGGGATACTTTCTTTGTAACTCGTCTGCTGCATCATTCCGCTCCTTTAACAACCGAGTATGGTCTTGGGTAGCTTTATACAATATATCAAGTTCCACACGTTCAGCAGCTGATTGTTTTGCTCCATCTTTCATAACTTTGCTAAGATTCTGCATTCGGACAATCATACCATCAACAGCATCGGAAGAACGAGATAGTGTATTAATCCAGTTAATTATATCCTTACCATACACAGAAAGCAGAGTTAATCCAACAACAAGAGCAGTCTGCCAGCTTATAAGAGACTTTGTTAATTGCCGCCAAACTGGAGCAACAGCCTTGACATCTTTATTTCCGGCAGCAATTTCAGCCTTAAATGCAGCATATTCTTTTCTTGCTTTAGCAATCTCATCTACAAGGATAGGAAGGTTGTTTGAAATTGCAAGGAAAAAAGTATTTGCACTAACAGCCAATGAAGGCAATTCACGAGCCACCTGTTGTACAGAGAAACTGAGCCCATTCCATGCACTGGCATAATTACCTACATTTCTTTGAAATCTACCAGAAGCTTGTTCAGCCGCACTCAATTCCTTCTGAACATTTGCAATTTGG